CTACTAACACGCCCGAGGCTGATGCGCAGCCAGAAAAACAGTCAAGCGATGACCAGCTCAATCAGCCCACGTCCACGATCACGCCCGCCGATATCACCAAAGCCGCCGTTGCTCTCATCAAGCGTGACCGGAAGAACAGCGTAAAAATCCAGGCACTTCTCAAGACCTACGGCGTTTCCCAGATGAGCGCGCTAGACCCTGCCAAGTACGAATCATTCATGGTTGACTTACAAGCCCTGGGCAAAGCCTGAGCAGGAGGTGCTGAAAATGCCTCCTACCAAACACGCCATTCTTGGCGCGAGCTCCTCCCATCGATGGCTCGTCTGCACTCCTTCGGTACGGCTGGAGGAGAGATTCCCGTCCCATACCTCGGTTTTTGCGGAAGAAGGCACCTTTGCCCATGAACTATGCGAGTACAAGGTCAACAAGTATCTCCATAAACGCGGACTTAGGCGGCCGCAGTCCGAGCAGTTCATGTCCGAGGAGATTGATACCATCACCGACACCTACACGCAGTTTGTGGCAGAGACCATTGCAGAAACGGCAGCCACTGGTATCGAGCCGTTGGTCTTCATTGAGGCGAAACTTGACTACTCTGACATCGTCCCGGAAGGGTATGGCACCGGTGACTGCGTGATCATAGGCGGCGACAGAATCCACGTGATCGACTTCAAAGCGGGTGTCGGGGTCTTCGTTGATGCCGATCACAATCCCCAGATGATGCTCTACGCCTTGGGCGCGCTTCACGGCTACGGTTTCCTCTATGACATAAAAAGCGTATCGATGACCATCGTCCAGCCGCGTATGGAGAACATCTCCACCTGTACGATGCCGGTGGATCAGCTGAATGCTTGGGCAGAGGAATACGTTCGTCCCCGCGCGTTGCTGGCCTATAAGGGCGAGGGCAATCTGGTTCCCGGCGCCCACTGCAGATTCTGCCGCGTCAAACCCGTCTGCCGCGCTTGCGCTGAAGAAACACTCGCGTTGGCAAAACAGGAGTTTCTCGATGTGGACGCTACGCTGGAAGACACCGAGCAAGCGACCAACGAGCCCGCTACCCCTGGGTCGAGCGGAACAGTCCTGCCAGCCTTCCATTTCAAGCATCCGCAACTTGTAGACCATGCTGAGTTGGAGGCGATCCTGCCCAATCTCGCGAGAATTCAGAAATGGATTGATGATGTATTCGCTTACGCCGCTGACGAGGCAATCAACCACGGTGCTACCTGGGCTGGCTACAAGATGGTCGAAGGACGGTCTGTCAGGAAGTTTGCCGATGAAAAGGCGGTCATTAAGGCTGCAAACGACGCCGGTTATACCGACATCTACAAGCAGAGCCTGATCAGCCTGACCGAGTTCGAAAAGCTGATGGGCAAGAAAGTGTTTCAGGCAACCCTCGGTTCCCTCGTCTATAAGCCTCCTGGGAAGCTGGCGCTAGTGCCGGATTCAGACAAGCGTGAGGCCGTTGATCTGAGCGGCGGTGTGGCGGACTTCCAGCCTGTGTCTGATGAGGGCGAGGAGGAGTAACGCCTTGAACACACGCTTTCCCTACCATCCCCGTGACGGGCCGCGAACGACTGAACATCAGAACCACTCCCGTAACACCCCATTACTTGCGCCCACCATGGCGTAACGACTATAGAAAGTTGAGGCATACCATGGCTAAAACCGCTTCTCCCACCAAGATCGTAGTTCCCTGCCGCATTTCCTTCGCAAACATCTGGGAACCTCATTCCATCAATGGATCTGACCCCAAGTACTCCGTTTCTTGCCTTATTCCCAAGTCCGACAAGAAGACGCTGGCCAAAATCAACGCCGCCGTCGAAGCCGCGAAGGAAGACGCGAAGAGCAAGAAATGGGGCGGTAAGATTCCGCCCAACCTGAAGCTCCCTCTCCGCGATGGTGATATCGAGCGTCCCGACGACGAGAATTATGCAAGTTGCATGTTCTTGAACGCTAACTCCACCGACAAGCCCGGCATCGTGGATCGTCAGGTTAATCCGATTCTCGACCCTATGCAGGTATACTCTGGCTGCTACTGCAATGTGAGCATTTCTGTGTATGGCTTCAGTGCTAACGGTAACCGCGGCGTCGCGTGCGGACTGGGCAACATCCAGTGGCTCAAGGACGGCGAGCGTCTCTCCGGCAAGGCTGACGCGGCTTCGGACTTCGAGGCTGTCGATGGCGATGCCGAGGTGCTGGCTGAGGACGATCTGCCTGAATATCTCAAGTGATACAGATTCCCAGGTCTGCGGGAGGTTTATCCTCCCGCGGGCCACAGGGAGCGCTACATGAATGACAACATCATTGCGGAATTCCGCATGAAAGGAAAGAGCCATGGAAGAAATCACCATCCGTAAAGAACTGCGTCCCCTGACCATCGACCCTGAATTCCGCGACATTATCCCACCGCTCATGGATGAAGAACGGAGGATGCTGGAGGACAGCATCGTCGCCAATGGCTGCGAAACGCCGTTGACAGTTTGGAACAACACCATCGTTGACGGCCACAACCGTTATGACATCTGCCAAGAACATGGCATCCCGTTCGCCATCATGGAAAAAGAGTTCGAGAACCGTGATGAGGCATTGATGTGGATGATATCCACGCAGCTTGGACGGCGCAATCTGACCACGTATCAAAAAGGCGTATTAGCGCTTAAGTTTGAGCCGTTGCTGAGAGAACAGGCTAAAGAACGGCAAGCCACATCCACGGGCGGTAACAACCCTCGGCTTGTGCAGAATTCTTCACAAGCTGGGGAAGGTGAAAAAACACGCCAAAAGCTCGCCAATATTGCTGGCGTATCCCACGACACTATTAAAAAGGTCAAAAAACTCACCGAATCCGCTGACGAAGAGACAAAGCGAAAGCTTTGTCACGGTGACGTTTCCATCAACAAAGCCTATACCGCGCTAATGCAAAAGGAACACGACGGCGAAACGAAGATCTGCGAACGCTGCAAGCGTGATATGCCCATGTCAGAGTTTTCTATTCCCTCCAATGCCCACGGCTTCTCTCCACTTTGCAAGGACTGCGAAGCGGAGATCAGCAGTGCGTCCAAAACGGCTGCCGCGGTTGCTTCCAAGACCACAGTGCCCGTAGAAACCCAGCCAATTCCCAATATGACCAGTATGGTGTTGTATAAGGGGCATCCGATTCATGTCGCTACGGACTTGCCCGATACGCCCGATATGTTCCAAACCGTTGCTAAATTGCTCAAATATACGGGTGAAGAGTACCTTCTCGGCATTGCGGCAACGCTCCGTCGGTATACAGGTAGTATGGTATCGGATGTAAACACGGAGGCACTGGTTACGATTCTTGATAATGTTGCAGCAGCGGCAGAAGACCTCATCGATCATAAGATTAAGGAGATGCAGACGAATGAGTAGGAAAAACAGGAAAGCGCGCCGAGCGGCTTATGTACTGCCTATCGATACGACGATCGCCACAGCGAGCAATTCGGAGACCAGCCTTGCGAACAACAACGTAGACAGAAACGGTGCATGGGTTTATAGGCAGCTTTCCAGCGCAATTCTGGAAACGGATGCTTCTTATCAGCGCCCGATTGATGCCAAGCGTGTGGAGCACATTGTAGCAAACTACGACTGGCGGCTTGTGAATGCTCTGAAAGTGTCACATCGGGATGGTCATTACTATGTGTTCGATGGTGCTCACACCCTTGCAGTGCTTAAGAAGCATCACGACAACAATCCCTTTGATGTGGTTTGCAAAGTGTTCTCCGGACTCACTTTTGAGGATGAAGCCTATCTGTTCTCCCTGCAAAACGGTGAGAGCAAGGACGTCGCATTCAAGGCGCGGCTGAACGCGATGCTGCTTTCCAATAGCAAGGAAGCCATAGCGTTCAGGACGCGGACGAAAAACGCCGGGTTCACGTTGCGGGAGGCGAAGGCGAGCGGTATGAGCACAAGCTCCGGCAAGTACACGATTGCCTGTCTCGCCAAAGCCTACAAGCTCTTTACAGAGATGGGCGGAGATGATTACGAGAGGCTTTTATCGCTGCTCGCTGCCACATGGGGCGGTGCGAACTGGAGCGTTACGCAGTTTGTCATGGGCGGAACCGCCACGCTCATGAGGATCTACGGCGGCGAACTCAATGCCGATCGCTTTATCCGTAAGCTGGCCAACGCGGATTACAGCAAACTACGGGGTGAAGCAGACGGTCAAAGTAGCAAGTCCAGCGATGTTTCGCACGCCATCGCCCTGGGCAAGCAATACAACCGCGGCGGTGGAAAAGGAACGCTCAACCTTATGGCGTCTCCCGCATGGCCACTATCAAAATTCAGGAAGGTGAGCGCGTGAAAAGGGTGCTCCATATCGACATCGAAACTCGGTCGGACGTAGACCTTGCCAAAGCGGGCGTTTATCCGTACTCCGAATCGCCGCAGTTTAAGATTCTGCTTTTCGCTTACGCTTTTGATGATGAGCTGGTGGCGGTTACAGACCTCGCGTCAGGCGAGGCGCTGCCTGATACAGTCGTCCGAGCGCTCATCGACCCCGGCTATATCAAGGTTGCTCATAATGCATCGTTTGAGCGAGTGTGCTTAAGCCGTCTGGTGTACGGCTCTGCCTCCAACCGTTTCCTCGACCCGGCGCAGTGGCAGTGTACCATGGTGCACGCCGCCATGCTCGGATTGCCATTTTCTCTGGACGCCGTCGCCCAAGTGCTGGGCACAGGCGAGCAGAAGGATAAAGCCGGAGCAGATCTGATCCGGTATTTCTGTACACCCTGCAAACCGACCAAGACCAATAGTGGGCGTACCTGGAACGAACCTACCGACGCGTCCGAGAAGTGGGAAGCCTTCAAGACCTACTGCGTTCAGGATGTAGCTACGGAGCGCGACATCTACAACCGTCTCCAGCGATTCCCAGTACCACAAACAGAGCAGGCTGTTTACGTCCTCGACCAGCAGATCAACGACAGAGGCGTGCTGATCGACCTCCAGATGGTGGAACAAGCCATCCAGTGCGACCTGCTTCACTCGGATATCCTGACACGCCGCGCTTACGAGCTAACGTCCCTGGATAATCCGAACTCGGTGAGCCAATTAAAGATGTGGTTGGAGGAGAGGGGCCTGACGATGGACACGCTCGGCAAGAAGCAAGTTGCCGCGCAGATTCAGGCACTTGACAAGAATGGCTGCGATGCTGAATTACTCGAAATGTTGAAGCTGCGGTTGCAAATGGCCAAGAGTTCTGTCAAGAAGTATCAGGCTGCCGAAAGGGCTATTGGTGCGGATGGTCGGGCGCGTGGAATGTTCCGATACTACGGTGCGAATCACACAGGGCGGTGGAGCGGTAGACAAATAATGCTCCAAAATTTACCACAAAATCATCTTTCTACGCTTGATGAAGCGAGGGACCTGTTGAAGCTTGGCGCTTTCGACAGCCTCGAAATGCTCTACGGGAACACGCCGGATGTCTTATCCCAGCTCATCCGAACGATGCTCATCCCACACCCTGGCTGCGAGTTTGTGGTGGCTGATTTCAGCGCTATCGAGGCGCGTGTCCTTGCATGGCTCGCCGGTGAGCAGTGGCGACTTGACAGTTTCCGATCAGGCGCGGACATCTATTGCGCCTCGGCATCGCAAATGTTCGGGGTACCCGTTGTGAAAAAAGGCGTCAACGGGCACCTGCGGCAGAAAGGGAAAGTCGCAGAGCTTGCTTGCATTTCTGAAGGTCAGCTGGTGCTGACGAACA